CAGCCTTGATCTAAATAAGCGTCAAGCTGCTCCGGTCGTATGAACCGGATAAGCATATCGGTTTTGCGTTTGCGTCTATTCTTCGCCACCTAAAGCTCCATATCCGCAGATATCTATCCAGCTATCTTCATGGTCGGTCTTCATGAGACGTGCAGCTTTGACCATAAGCATACATAAGACAAACTGTTGCTCAGTTATCTCTTTCTCCAGAATTACAGACCATAGCTTGGCTATGTCCTGAAAGTTCTTATGGGCATCGCCATATTCCCTGTCCCGGTCTCCATTGATCAAGGACCCTGCTTTTTTTAAAATTTCATCGCGTTTCATATCGGATAAGCCTGTGTACTGTCTTGAGGTTCAACTAAAAAAAGATTTTGCTTGGTTCTTGTTATACCGACATAGAACACCCGGTGCAAATCGTCTGGGCTGGTCTCCGCCGCCTTTACTGCCGCGGGCGATACTCCGGTAAATAAAACCACGTTGTCCGCCTCGCCACCCTTAGATCCGTGGATCGTGGACAGATGTATACGAGGCTCTGCATTAAACTTTTCCCCACGACGCAACAGCGCTGTTATATAGGCGCGGTCCGCGCTAGGCAGTTTGTCCATCGCTGTATGCCAAAGGCAGTCACGGATGTTTTCCTCTAGTTTTGCGGTGCCTACAACATGAACAAATTCTACGAGGCCGTGGTCCGCGATTAGTTCGTCAAGAGTCACCAACTCATCGTCACCCAGTGCTGGTAATTTTTTAAATCCGCGCTTGACTCTGTCTCCGACTGACATATAACTGTACACGGTTCGTGCAGTCCTGCCCGTAACTTGTTTACCCTTTCTAAGCTGCTCCCAGCCATTAACGGCATCACTTAGAGCTTCCGATATGGACCGTCTACCGCGGTAACTAAACAGATGGCCACGGCTTTTTAGTTCATGTGTGATATCGTTTAGAAAGTATGCGGCTTGGGCTAGCACGAGCCACGAACCATCCGAATAATTTATCATGCTGGGGTCAGATAAACGCTCCACATGGCCGACATCTTTTTTTGGAAGATAATTTTTTACAACACGCCGCTCTATTCGGTTAGCTACGCGCTCGGCTAACTTGTGCACAGAAGCGGGCACCCGGTACGATTGCTCCAGCACCTCGTAGCCACCGTTGAGGCTGATAAAGTGTTCTACGTCCGCGCCAGCCCAGCGATAGATGGCTTGGTCGTCGTCCCCCGCCGCATAGATCTTTTCGGAATGCTTTTCTAAAGCGTGAGCTACGTCCCACTGTAGTGGTGACAAGTCTTGCGCCTCGTCAATAAAGGTTAAAGCAAGACGCGGGCAGAACCCCTCTTTTACAAACACCTCTAACATGTCTGTAAAGTCGTAAACCTCAAAGCGGTTTTTATATTCTGTCAGGCTGTCAGAAATGTATTTTACTTTGTTCCACGGCTCATCAGTACGCATCCGGTCATACTGGTCGCGCAGATCTACCTTACGAAGTCTGGCTAGGTTTATTATGCTGATAACCGGGTTGTTGTTTTTACTAAGGTCAAACACATCGTCTCCGCTTTGCTCTACATTTAAATCAAAGCCGAGGGCCGCGCCCAGTTCTTTGTAGTGCTCGGGCTGCATCACCTGTTCCTGACGTATGCCAGACAGGCGCAGTGCAAAGCTGTGGATAGTTCGGAACCACGGTAGCTGAGATCTATCGAAGCCAAAACGAGCACAAGCTCGGTCAGCCGCTTCATTAGCCGCTTGCCGAGTAAACGCAAAGTAACCTATGTGCGACGGGTCTACGCCTGCTGACAAGGCTTCGTCAACTTTGTTGAGTAGCGTAGTGGTCTTACCCGTGCCCGGCGGACCGTAAATGCGGAAGATCTTAGTTTCCATGCTCTTCGTCCGAAACGTCTTCAATGTTGTTCATCTGCTTTAAGAAGACAGGGGTTTCATCCCCAACCCACGCACCGACTACATTGAACCACATATACTCAACGGCTTCGTCGGGTTCCATTCGGTCACGCTCACACAGTATGGCCACACACCGGTCGAAATCGTAAGCTATGACATCGGGTTGTCCGGCCCGGTGACAGACGCCTATAAATGCATCATTAAATCCATCTGCTTTTAACATTAGAAGGGTGCCTCCTCTTGTCCTCCAAAGCTTGGTGCTTTTATTTCGATGTTCATCGCCTCAAACGCAGGTATCATATATACGCGAATAACACGGCCTTTTATTCTGAGAGTCCTGCTCTCCCCGCCCATGTCGCGCAGACGCTGGGCAATTTTATGTGTCTTATACTCAAAGAACTTGTTGCGTTTCAGGTAGCCCTCAAAGTCTTTTAACCTGAAGTAAGTCACGTTTGACTCTTCATCCGTCCACGGGCGCTTTAATAATATCTCTTCTTTATCTTTAGCCTGTTGCATATGAGCGCAGAACTCTTCTAAGTAATCGTAGAACTGACCACTTGTACTAGCGTCTTCTGCCACGTCTATGATAGCGCTCTCGTTGCTCTTCATCTCAGTCATCAGACCGCTGATGCGAACTTCCCACGCCTGCTTACTTAACGTGCGAGGCATCGTGTTTAGCTGTTCCATACAAGCCTTTTGAAATGCGGGCTGACTAAGCAGCGCATCCGTATCTAATTCCAACGGCTCTCCGTTTACATCTACAAACCAGACGGGCGGGTTAGAGTTGTACTTACGCAAGTTAGCTATGGCTGCATTTTGTATCAGTGCGCCAATGCCGTGCTTCTTGGTCTGACATAGCTCTTTGTTACAGTGCGCGTTGATGGGCGCATCTGAGCACCTATATGCGTAGTCCTTTTTCTGTAACTGCTTGGCCACGATTGTGACTTCGCTGAAGGGTAGCGGCGGCTCAAGATACTGCATGTTATATGTCATTATCTCGGTTTCCCAGCTATCCGGGTACGCCTTGCGTAAATACACGCCTATGTTGAACAGGCCGTTGTTGCGGCCGCCCTCGCTGATTTTGTTCTTTAGCAGAAACTGCAAGCACGGTGGGCCGTCGCGCATAGGCGACGTTTCGACTTCTTCTGTTACCTGTAGCTTGATTACCTGTTCAGGTGTCTGCTTATGCGTTTCGTATAGCTTAAAGAATTCATCAAGTTCGGCGCTTGTGCCGTCGTCTTTGATAGCGTAGCGCAAGCCCTCTTCCGCGTTGTAGTACGGCAGGTTTAAGAAATTACCTACATCGTCGCGGTCAAGGTGCAGTTTAATTTGTTTTGGAAATATCTCACTGCCGCCATAGCCAAGCGCGGCAGACATCTGTTTCAGTGCGTCCTGCATTTCCTTTGCGTCTACCCAGTCTGTGGTAAACAGGAAGCAGTGCGCCCCGCCCGATTTAGAGCGACAGACAACTAATGGCAGTTTAAGCTTACGGATCTTCTCGACAAGAACCTGATGGTCAAGAGGATACTGATCAACGTCGATACAGCCCCAGACACACTGGTTGTCCTCATTTATAGGTATGATACCGATAGCGCGGCCTGTACCGGCTAGGTGCCCTTCCCACAGTTCCGTGGTCCGTGGTTCGCGCACAATGGATGCCCGCCCGGTGTTCTTCCCGTTAGCTTGCTGCTTTTCAATTTTATATGTGCCATAGGCCAATTGCAGGCCATTAAATATGGCAGAAAACTTTTCTACAGACATGGTGCCCCCAAAAGCAAGGAAGGGACGGCGTCAGTTAATACCTAAACGCCGCCCCAACTGTTTAGAACGGTACTTCGTCGGAGAAATCGTCCCCGCCGGAGTTTTCGTCCTGATGCTTTACGACAACCTCGCCTTCGGTAATGCTCTTAGCAAATTCCTTTGCGCGGTTGTACAGACCCAAGTCTTGCACGGGGCCTACCCGGCTCATCTCCCAGCCGTGCCAGCTACCTTTACTGTTTTCCTCGCTGTTAGTCTTGAGGTGGTAAATGTGGCTATAACGTGGCGGGGTGAACGGACCGTTCTTGCCCTGCATAGTCAAGGAAGAGATCATGCTGTTCCATTTACGTGACTTCTTCAATTGTGTCACCTTCATGGCAATCAGCGCGGACTCAGCGGACCCGTCTTCGTGCAACACGATTACAAAGTGCTGATGCGTCTCTTCAATATACTGACCAGACCCGTCCGTGACATACTCACGATTATCGCTTGGGTCACGCTTGGTCTCCGGCTTTTGCTCACCCGGCGCATAAATAGCTACCGGAGCGCCCGTTCCTTCGCCCAGTGGTGCCCATTGAATGAAGCGCCGCTGGTAGGCTACCGGAATGACGTTGATGCCTTCCTTGCCCTTGTAAACGGCCCCTGACACGGTGTTGTAGATGTCACCTTTGCGGGCATCTTCCAGAGTATCTAGCTCTTTGCTCATGCCACCGAGGATCTTCAGGAAAGGAAGCGCGAGGTCATCCTGACCCATATTCTCAAGGCCGTCTCCAGCGTCAGCCTCAAACATAGTTGGATCGAACTGAATAATTTCAGCGCTTTCTTTTTCGACAATATCTGTTTTCTTTTCAGCCATCTTATTTGCTCCTTTTGATGATAGCTCGTTGTCCGACATAGGCTCCGAATAACTCCATTGGGAAGTCGTCACCATTCTCAACACGTTCCTTGACAAAGGCACGAAGCGTCTGTGGATGGATATCCGTCTTTTGCTCCGCAAAGTAGCCTTCTTTTTCCGCAATAGCTTTGAACGCTGACGCTTTGTCGTCCTCGCCTCGGCCAAACGTACATGCAACCGTGTTTTTGATGATGTCGTCATACCCATTATCCCGTAACCAATCATAAGCTTTCGGTTTATTGTCCACGAGGATAGATGCCCCGTATGTCGGCTTGACTGAGATTTGGGAACCATCATCAAGCGACATGCTAGTCAAACCGATTTCGGCTAGCATGGTAGGCAAGTCTTCATCAGTCATTTTCAGCAAAACCTTTTTCTCTGCCTTGAGCTTCTGCTCTAGGTCAGCGACTTCTGCCTCTTTGTCCCTGATTGCTCTTGCCATTCCGGCGACTGTAGTCAAGTCACCTTGGTCCAGTTTTTCAACTGAGGAAGCTAGGTTGGACTCAAAGTCCGCTTCCATTTGGTCAAATATATTGCTCATCGCAATCTCCTTTTTTGAAAGACACGTTTCCGGTCTTGACCCAGCTTATATAATCGTATATAAGCTCATAGTCAAGGAGAAAAGACATGCGGGAATATAAATTTAAGACGACGCCATATAAGCATCAGTTGAAGGCCCTGAAAGATTCGTGGGCCGCGGAGTACTATGCGCTGTTCATGGAGATGGGAACAGGCAAGTCGAAGGTGGCTATAGACACTATCGGCGCGTTATATGGGGCCGGTGAGATAAGCGCGGCGTTAATCCTAGCGCCTAAAGGCGTGTATGACAACTGGGTTCAGGGAGAAATACCTACACACTTGCCGGACAGCATAAAACGGCTTGTGGTTCGCTGGACGCCGTCTAATTCTAAAAAGTTT